GTTACAGTGGGGACAAAGAAATTTCTGATGCTATTGAAACATTAGTAAGAGCTGCTACTGTGGAAGGGAGAGTGTAATATATGGGATATACACATGGATGGTTAGATGATAATAGACGTTATCATGTTGCTGTTGGCGACTGTTTATGGAACATTGCTTTAGATTATATGGGTGATGGTAGACGATATCCAGAAATTAAAACAGCTAACGGTCTTAGTGGTAATGTCATTTATCCAAATCAAGTATTTAATATACCGGGAGTAACACCAGGTTATGGTGGAGCTCCTGCTCCTGCTCCAGCAACTCCACCAGCAGATCAACAAACACCAAATATAACTTGGTTTACTTTAGAGGCTGGTTCACAGAGAAAGATGCAGGCTATATGGACCCAGGCTAATAATAAATTTAAAATTAGATGGGAAATATGGGATTCTAGTGGACATTTGTGGATGGAAAGTGAAGAAACACCAACCTTTACAGATCAACAAAAAGCAGCTGAGCACACTTTTCAAGAATATAATGATCGATTTAAATGTCGTTTTAGTGTAAGAGCTATAAATGATGATGGTAGTGATAAATCTCCTTGGGCTTATAAAGAATATGATTTCAGAGATAATCCTCCAGATTTACCTCCATCACCAGAAATAGAAATAGATAATAATGATACCCTTACTGTAACTTTTGAAAATATTCCTGAAAATCAAGGAATTGAAGCTATAGAGGTAGCGTTATATCAAGATAATACTACAAAATATGATACTTTTATTGTTACTGTAAATAGTGAAACCCGTTACGCTAGCCATCAATCAAAAGTAGATCCTGGGCATTATTATAATTGTCGTGCTCGTTCTATTAGATATACATTAGCAGATGGAAGTAGAAAAGAAGAAGGTATATATGGAGGATGGACTGATTATACTAGTAATGTTCAATCTTCACCTATAGCACCAGAAGAAATAACAATACTTACTGCTAAAAAATTAGTAGAGCAAGGTGTTACTAGTTACGGTGTAAATATTGAATGGATACCAGTTGTTGCTGCAAAGACATATACTGTTCAATGGACAACTAATCCAGAATATTTTGATACTGGTTCTAGTGAGGTTCATAGTCAAACAACAAATGAAGGTGATGGTCCTAAACTATTAATTACTGATATTGAAGTAGGACATGAATATTATTTCAGAGTTGGTTCTAATAATGATAAAGGGTCATCTTTAAATTGGACTCCTATAAAATCTGTAAAATTAGGTTCTAGACCTTCAGCACCAACTACTTGGAGTAATACAACTTCTAATATTGCTGGAGAAGATTTAAATCTTTATTGGACTCATAATGCTACTGATGGTTCATTAGAAGTTCAAGCTAGATTATATTTAAAAATTACATATCCTGCCGCTTCTGGAAAACAACCAATGGAAGAAATAAAAACAATTAATAACACTCGTCAAGATGATGATCCTAATAGAATAAGTTCTTATACTATTAACACGTCAGATCCTGAGTGGGCATTAGTTGAATTAAACCAAGGTTGTATTATAAATTGGAAAGTACAAACAGTTGGTGTTGGTTCTGAATTTAGTGAATGGTCTACTGAAAGAGAAGTAACTATTTATACAAGACCGACTTTAACATTAGATATTAAAAACAAATATAATGAATCTATTGTTGATATATTTGAATTTCCTTTTTATATATCTTTATTAGCAACTCCGCAAACACAAACACCAATAAGTTATTATATAGAAGTTGTGTCAAATAATGCTTATGAAACAATAGACGAAGTTGGTAATGTTAAAACGGTTAATATCGGAGATGTAATTTATAGCAAATTTGTAGATCCTGATATAAATGCGTGGAGTCTACTTGCATATATGACCCCTGGCGATATTGATTTACAAAGTGGATTTAGTTATACAGCCAGAGCTGTTGTTTCTATGAATTCCGGTTTGATTGCAGAATCTGAACAAGATTTTTCGACAGAATTTACTACATCCAATTATGATATTTATGCAGATATTAGTATAAATAAAGAAACTTTAGAAGCTTCTATTAAGCCATATGCAAAAGAATGGTATTATGTGGATGATGAACCACATACAAGAGATGCTGTTAATTGTATATTAGCTGTTTATAGAAGAGAATATGATGGAACATTTACAGAAATAGCAAAAGAAGTGCCTAATGGCGAAAATATTTTTGTAACAGACCCACATCCGTCATTAGATTACGCTCGTTATAGAGTAGTAGTTAGATCAGAAGATAACGGAACTATAAGTTTTAGAGATATTGAAGCTGTTAAAGTTGGAGAACCTTCAGTAGTTATTCAATGGGCTGAACAATGGACCAGATTTGAAACAGAAAGTTCTGAAGAACCTATTGAACCTGCTTGGTCTGGTTCTATGATAAGAATACCTTATAACATAGATACTTCTGAATCTAATAGTAAAGATGTTTCTTTGATAGAATATGTAGGTCGTTCTCATCCAGTTAGTTATTATGGTACTCAGTTAGGAGAATCTTCTAATTGGAAAGTAGATATTCCTGCTTATGATAAAGAAACATTATATAATATAAGAAGATTAGCCAGATGGACTGGTGATGTATATGTTCGTGAACCGTCTGGTGTTGGGTCTTGGGCCAATATAAGTGTTTCATATAGCACAACACATAAAGCTACTACAATACCTATATCATTTAGTATAAAACGTGTTGAAGGAGGCGTATAAAAATGATAGATTGGACTGAGTCAATGGATCAAACTTTTGAATATTATGAAGTTGATCCAGTAACTTGGAAAGATACTAAGAAAATCGATAACGTTACCTCCTCTTCTATTAGTAGAGATTCCGGAACTGATACTCTCGGTTCCGCCTCTATTGATATGGAAAATACTGTAGGAGAATGCTATATACGAATATATCTTATAGCTAAACAAAATGGCATAACACAAAAAGAATCTTTAGGAACCTTTTTAATACAAACGCCATCATCTTCTTTTGATGGGAAAACTAGAAAAGTTTCTATTGATGCTTATACTCCTTTGTTGGAATTAAAAGAAAATCCTACACCTTTAGGTTATGCTCTTTTAAAAGATGATAATGTAATGAGAGAAGCTTATCTTTTAACTAGAGATAATTGTCGAGTACCTGTTATTGAGACAACCTCTAATAAATTATTAACAGCTAATTTTGTATCTAATACTGAGGATACTTGGTTAAGTTATATTAAAGATCTAATAGCACAGGCTAAATATACTTTTGGTTTAGATGAACTTGGAAGGATATTATTTGTGCCAGTTCAAAAAACGGAAGAGTTGCAACCTAAATGGACATTTAATGATGATAATAGTTCTATTTTGTTTCCAGAACTGACTTTAAAACATGATTTATACAAAGTTCCAAATGTTGTAGAGGTAGTATGTTCTACTGGTACAACTAAAATGTTTTCAAGGGTCGAGAATAATGACCCAAATAGTCCTACATCTATAATAAAGAGAGGACGTGAAATATTATATAGGGATACTAATCCTAATATACATGGGTATCCAACCCAAGCACAATTAGATGAATATGCTGAAAATCTTTTATCTAATTTGTCTTCTGTTGAGTATTCTGTTTCATATTCTCATGCTTATTGTCCAGTAACAATTGGTGATTGTGTTCGCTTAAATTATATAAAAGCTGGATTAAAAGATGTAAAGGCTAAAATAATAAGTCAATCTATTTCTTGTAAACCAGGTTGTACTGTAAAAGAAACGGCCGTATTTACTAAGAAATTATGGAAGTAGAATGAAAGGAGGCAAATATTATGGCATTATCTCATGATGTTGTTTCACAGTTCGCGAAAATGGTTAATAAACCAGAGGAGAATAAAGAAGAAACAGTTAAAGGTACGTTCAAAATGATTAATGGTCAAGAGTACGTACAATTAGATGGATCTAATATTTACACTCCTGT